CTGACAATAGAAGCAAGTCCATTGATCACGAGCCAACACCTCAAGCCTTCGAGCCTTGTAAGCTCTAGTCCCTCGAGGATCACCACGCTTTGTACTCATTGCCAACCTTTAGTCTTTAGATGATGCAATGCACCACAATAGTTAGGCTCATCGTACTCTGTTACTCCATAACGATGGGCTACATAATGCCAATACCACCACCATTGTTTAATAGCAGAAGCATTCTTTAAGCTCTTAGACTTACCTTGATAAAGACCATAATGGGATCCATTAACAGCTCTATAATCCCATCTAGATTCTCTATATACAATCTCATGATGACATGCTTCTTGCTTATCAGTTAATTGGTAATCAGCTAAATCCTTAACGTACTTAATACTAAGGTTACTCGCCTCTGCATCTAAGGGCATTGCTATAGATAGAGATATCCCAATAGCGAGTGCTACCACGCGAGCTAGCCCTATCGGGCTCGCGTTGAGCCCCTGATGGGCTCTAGCGCTGAGAGTACCAGACGTGTCAAATACCTTCATGTGTAGCCTTTCCTATAATCTCACTATGTGGAATGTGAATTGGATCACAGTTATCTATTATCAGTAGAATAGAAGCCCGTTCCCTTAAATGAAACTCCAATAGAGCTATAGACCTTGCTCATCGATGAATGACAGAATGGGCATTCCAGATCATGAGGCTCATGGATACTCATCCACTTCTCTATCCTTGCATTACTCTCGCAATGCTCGTTGTCGCACTCGAACTCATAGGTTGGCATTAGGCTCACACATTCTGCAGACTTCTGTGAAGCTCCATGCTCCGCATTGATTGCATCTCATTGGCTCAAGTTTACCTAGGTCATCGGTGAAATCCCCGTAACCTGCTCTAAGCAATAGATCGACCAGATCACCAAGCCGCATAAAGGCCAAATAATCCTGCGGATTACCTTCTCCTTGGCCATTAAGACGACATGTAACGATAGGCAACCCACCAGATTTAGTTGCCCTCTTTGTGACCTGATCGATCCACGCTTTAGGCTGGAACGCCGATCTAGCCTTAACTTCCATGTCGAACGGGACATGTGTTATATCTTTTCCAGCCCCTCTACCGATATCCGCATGCGGCCACCATTCCGAAAGGTAACGCGCTACGACTCTCTCGGTAGAGAATCCCCGGTACTTACGGCTTTGTGAGGCCATTGACAGCGTGACACTTAGCGCATGACCAGCTCTTACTCTTAAGGTTTACCTTTATATCTTTGTAAGGTATCGCCTCATTACATAAGCAGCATCTAGTCGTAAATGTAAACTCTTCTAAGATTGCAATCACCTCTTTAGATCGATGAATCTCATCTTCTGTAGGGAATGACTCCCACTCACCATCTTGATTCATGAACTGTAAACGTCCCACTAGACTCTCGCCTTCTGTCGTTGCCATGATCCATCTTGAGCAATCTCGTACCAGATAACATCGTTAGGTGATTCGCATCGACCACCGATCTCACCTGTGACGGCTGCCTTGCACTTCATGTGACCCCATGGCTTGCCTGCCTTAGTTGTGCCAGTCTTCCAGATCATTTCGCCATGCTTGCAATGAGGGATGTCCTTCTCTGTCTGGCCGCCAATGATCTCTTTCACCATCGATACAGCTTCCCCCATTGTGGGCGGCATAGTCGCTGGCTTGATAGTCCATGGATCTTCTTCCTTTACTACTGGGATGTATTCGCCCGATGTCTGTGACATCTTGGCCTTTACTTCATCGATCGTAGCCTTTACTTCAGCGCCCTTGGCTACCTTTGTCATTTCTTCGCGGCTTGCTCTTTTACCTTTCGTTGCATAACCAGCATTCGCAAGCGCACGCCCGATGGCGCTTGTTTCGCAGTTTTCGAGTGCAGATGTTGCATTAACTCCGCGGCCTTGTACTGTCTCCTCAGCGATTCCAGTCGACCATGGGTGCGCATCAACTTCCGTTCTAAATATCTCTGCACGAACAATGAAACGGGTAGTGTTAGCCTCAAGTAAAGTTGTGTTAATTCTTCCATCTGGGTGATCCTTCCAAAACTTAGTTAGACGTTCTTCGACTGTTTCATAATCTTCTAAATTAAACATAAAGCTCATTCTCCTCGGTGTGTAGTTGCCCTGCTATTGCAACATAGGCTGCAGCGTCGATGTATGTATCGACTTTTCCAGACTCCATACTTCGTGCGAGCTTGACCAAGACCATGCATGATGCCACTTGATAATCAGTAATAGGCATTTCGAGGAATGCTGACCAGAGTCGTGCCGTTCTGGACATATTGTCTGACGGGTGTCCGTAGTCCATGCCACGATCCTGAATTGTTGCCTTTGCTTCTGTGAGGAAATCACCTGCATTCACACTCGTACCCTTTCTTTAGTTGCGTAGTAATCTCTCACAGCTTTACGACCCTTGAGATATCCAACGCGGATGCCGACGATACGGCCTAGGTGAAAATATACTGCTGACAAGACAATCATGGCAATTAAGTCGCCTAATGATGGATCAAACATTGTTAAGCCCTTCTATCAACGCCCTTCGTTGATGGCTTAACTGTCTCACGCCCTAAGGGGGAAAATCTAGGATTTTAGATAACGAAATGGTAACAATTCTGAGTCATCCATGTGGTCATCAATGTCTCGCTTTAGCTCGTTATCTAGGTCGTCCATAGCGTTTACCTGATACGACGAAAGTGCCGTCCTTTTCGATGTAGATAAGATCGACCTGAACATTCTTTCCATCGACGTACATGATGGCAAATGCCTGCTGCCAGTTAGCCGATCCCTTGGTGTAACTGGCCTTGCTAAAGTCCATGAGATTGCCTACTTCTACGCCATGCAGGATACGGCCTATGCGGCCCCCTGAGGCCTCTGAGAAGGACGATCTACCTGCCCTGTGAGTGTGACCCGAGATAACGCTCTTTCCATGCCTACGGGCTGCCTCAAGGGCTGACAGACCCCCTTGTGACTTGATAGGGGTGTGATCCCCATGGACTGCGATCCAGCCCGGGGCTATGTTGTACGGCTTTTTGTGAAAGATAATCCCTAACTCATCGAGCTGCATGAACTTCTCGAACCTAAGTTCCGGCAATGAAAGGAATGACGGAATCTTACGCATGATCTGGTTATAGAGGCGGTCTGTGTGATTCGACCTGATCATCTGAGTTACTTGTAAATCGTAAAGTACCTGAACAGCCTCATCGCGATCGTCTCCCAAAGTCTGCTCGTAGGCTTCGGGCGTGCCTTCTGACCATTTGGAGATCGTGTTAAAGTCAATCTCATCTCCAATCGTTACAACTTCATGCGGCTTAAACTTACTGATAAAACTAACTAGATTCTTGACTGCGTGTCTATCGTGGAAGGGAACCTGTAGGTCACTCACTATGACAATGCGCTTCATTAGTCCTCGTCGTCGTCCTCGTAGGGTAGGCGATCCACTCGGTCAGGGATCGATGGGAGAATCCAGTCAGGGTAAGAATCTCGATCTAGAAGCAGCCAGAAGGCCAAGTCTTCGCTGAAGCCCGCTTTTCTCAATGATTTGTAATACTCATTCAGAGCAATGCAATAAGCGTCTAGCGCGTTGTAAGTATCGAGATCGATGACTTTCTTTCTTGCCATGTCGATTATTATCGCTCTAAGAGGATGTTATAAATCTCATCGACACGCGAGTTGAGTCGCTTAATTTCAGACAGTAAATGCGTGATGACATAACCTGCGAGCCCACCGATGACGGCAAGGCTAGCGAAGTAAAGGGTGAAGAAGTTTTCCTGTGTCATTTCTTCTCCACAGTATCGACGGCAGCCTCGATGGCATCGACCACGATATCGCCAACGGCTTTCTTAGCTCGATAGGACTTGATCGCTGCACGAATGACCGGGATTGCTATGAGTCCGAGAGTTGCATAGATAATTGCTTCCATTAGTTTCCACCTATCATCGGGATATTAAAGAATGTAGAGTCTTCGTCGCCCTTAATAGTGAAGCTGATATGCGCGTGATGATTATGCTTATTGATCCCATCATAAGGACGCCAAGCCCAAGCCTTTTTAGATGAGGCGATGCGGCCGTCGAAGATGATGTAACTGATCCTCTTATCGCCAGATTTTGCAGCGGCTCGAATCTGATCGACCAAGTCAGGCATGAGATCGGGCTTGCCTTTCTTGCCTGCAAGGTCGCGGTCAACATCGATGGCGCGTACCCATCCTTGTACATCTGGATTATGATCAGACTTGCGAGCAGCGTGTCTCGTGTCACCGATCCAGCCGTCCGAAGTTCGATCTCGATCTGGGAATGCATCATCTATCTGCTCACGCAGTTGAATCGCTGACTTGCTGAGCCTCGGCTTCACAGCTTGCACACTCCCATCGTTTTACATCATTAAGCAATAAAGAATCATGAGCGCATTGGGGCATTGGAGGGATGAATGCATCATCTATCGGATCGTAGATATATCCGATGCCTGCATAATTAAAACGTATTTTGCCGTTGTAGCTTGTCTTAAGCCAATTACCGCCAAAATTATCAATAAGCCATGAATAGCCTTCATCGCCTGCTGGGTCGTTATTGTCTCCAACTAGCACCCGAATGACTTTGTTATCAGAATCTAATTCTGCCCAATGACTCATTATGCCGTCCTTTGGAAAGTGCCGTTAGCAGTAAAGGCATGATAAGTAAATCCACCTGTTGTGGTAATTGTGCCACCTGTTGCGGTTATTGCTCCAGCAGCGTATCTAACGATAACCAAGCCAGATCCACCATTGCCCGAAGAAGTTCCAGAAGTATTTCGTGCTCCACCTGAACCGCTGCCTGTATTAGCTGTTGCATTTGAGCTGCTTGTTCCACCAGCTGTGCCACCGCCTGCACCACCTGCACCATTTGTGCCGCCAGAACCACCAATAGTTCCACCACCACCGCCTGCAACGTAGCCACTAACGCCTAAACCTGTTGCGCTAAACCATGAAGATAAAGTGTTTAATCCTGCACCACCGGCGCCAGCAAGAGTTGAAGAAGCTGCAGTGCCACCAACACTACCAGCACCACCACCACCGCCTGCAGCATCATTGCCATTAGCACCACCACCACCGCCTGTGTTGCCTTGTCCTGAAGTTCCAGCAGCTCCATTGGCTCGACCTTCTGCAACCATTTGGTTTCCACCACCACCACCAGAACCACCAACGCCATTATTTGGCCATGTACCAGTCGCCATTCCACCTGCGCCACCACCGACTGCTGTGGTTAAAGTTTGGAACGTTGTATCAATTCCTTGATTGCCAGGAGTCAACGTTGTTCCTTGGCCTGCACCGCCTGCTCCAATGCCGATACTGTAAGAAGCAATTCCCAGTGTTGTTTGTGGGAGATAAACGTAACCACCTGCGCCACCACCGCCAGATGCTTGGTTGCCTAGGTTTGTGTTAGCTCCACTGCCTCCGCCAGCAAGGATGAGGATATCCACACGCCTATCAATAAAAACATCTAAAATTGATGCGATATTGTTTAACACTATGCAATCGCTCCAACAATGTACCAAGTGTCGGTGCCTGTTTTAATGCAGGCTGCTGATTTATATTGAGCAAGGGTAGGGGCCGCCGCTACTGCGCCAGCGCTTAGAACTGTGGTCG